GGTGTCCGTGCGAAAGAACATGGAAAGCGCGATGCGAAAAGCAAAGGAAGAAGAGGGCTTCTATCACGACAACGAAGAGTGTCCGGTTTGCCGCAGCGGGCTGGCACACGACTTCCGTGAAGACATGATTGCAAAGAAGAAGACCCGACAGAGCGAACTGCAAGAGGGCATTGACAAGATTGCAGGAATGATTAGCACTGCAAACGAAGGCATCAAGAAGACCAATACAGTCTTGAGCGAGATCAGTGACGCAAAGACAAGCATGGGCGAAGTGGACTCGGACATTGCTGCACACAAGCGATACATCAAGCAGTTGACTGATCTGATCGGAACCACTGAAAAAGACAAGAGCGGGGTAGACGACGAGAAGACCGCGCTTCAAGAATTGGAGAGTGGTCGAGACGCTTTGGAAGGCGACCGAAAGAGTTTTGTGGAGAGTGCCCACACAATGGATGTTGCCACCATCCTGTTGAAGGACAGCGGCATCAAGCGCAAGATCATTCGCAAGTACATTCCCGCACTGAACAAGATAATCAACAAGTATCTTGTCACAATGGACTTCTTTGCCCAATTCACTCTGACTGAAGACTTCACCGAAGTAATCAAGAGTCGGTATCGTGACGAGTTCTCGTACGACAACTTCAGTGAGGGTGAAAAATTGCGTATTGATTTGAGTCTGCTACTGGCGTGGCGAGATATTGCTCGAATGAAAAATAGCGCAAACACCAATCTGCTCATACTGGATGAAGTATTTGATTCGTCGTTGGACGCGGTGGGCACAGAAGAGGTGATTAAAATACTTCAAAGCATGGGCGGCTCAAACAACATATTCATCATCAGTCATAAATCTGACCAGTTGCTTGACAAGTTCGGTAATGTGCTAGTATACAAGAAGGTCAACAACTTCAGCAAACTATGCTCACCATGACACGCCAATCGTCTCGTCAACGCCTCCTGTCAGAGCCTATCTTTGACGCTTCTGTTTCCCCCGATGAGGCAGAGAGCGTACTGGAGCGGTGCTTGTACTGGTACAGGGAGAACTTCAAGCCTGCAAGCGCACGGGAGTGGGTGGCAGACTATTTGAAAGCAAACGGCAACCCCGATGGGGCAAAGGTGTGTCACAAGGGCAGCAAGTCCACCCTGCGCATATTGGCACCGTATTGCCGCCTTGCGGTGCGGGGATTCCCCCTTCCTGACGCTCACAAGGAGAACATGGGCAAATGGTTGGGGGAACTGCTCCAAGAGGCAGAGCGGGCATCCCCGCCCCCCACAGAAGGGGCTGACCGACCCAATGTCCAAGACAGGGTAAAGGCAAAGGCAGACGGGCTTCTGTGTGTGCTTGAACCCGTGATTGACGCAAGTATTGACTGCGTTCAGACCGGAAAAGCAAAGCAGGAGCCGCTTGTAAAGTGGGTTCGCAACACGGAAATGACGGGACCAATCGCGTCCATTATTTGCGAACGTCTGCGTCGAACTGCCGCCGATCTACGAGCCGCCTGTGACGGCACTGATCCGGATTTGGTGGAAGGGTATTCGTATATGAAGCCCAAGCAGTTGGAGCAGTTGACTTCTATATTTGAAACCTCGGTACAGGTAATTCAAGACCGCATGGGAGTCATGCGCACCATGCGCAAACCCCGAAAGCGGAAGGTGAAGCCGCCCGAGCAGCAAGTAAAGAAACTGAACTATCTGCCCAAATGTGACCAGTCAGGACTTGTTTCTGTGGTGCCGTCTGGTATTGTTGGTGCACAGGGACTCATCGTGTACAACACACTCACCCGCACAGCAAAGGTTCTTGTTGCCGTCGAGCCAAAGACGGGTCTGCAAGTAAAGGGCAGCACCGTGATTGGTGTAGACAGCAACAAGTCCTTTGAGAAGCGGTTGCGTAAGCCTGATGATTTCTTGAGCAACAAGGGTGGATGCCGTAAGACATTCACCGCAGCGGTTCGGTATTTGAGTGGTTTGAAGACAAAGACCGCAGAGGCAAACGGTCGCATCAACAAGCACTGCCTCATCCTACAGGTACAGCAATGATTCTAGTTGACAACTCGCAGGTTCTAATGTCGTCCATCTTTGCGCAGGAACGAGACGTTGGCAAGATTGACGAGCGATTGGTTCGTCACATTGTGCTGAACACGTATCGAACCTATCGTAAAAAGTTTCACCGAGAGTACGGTGAACTTGTGATCTGCAATGACTCCGGTCAGTCTTGGCGACGAGAATTCTTTCCCCAATACAAAGCCAATCGCCGCCAGGCTCGCAAGGACGATGAGCACAAGTGGGACGAGTTCTACCGCATTCTGAACACGGTGCGAGACGAGATCCGAGAAGTGTTTCCGTATCGCACTATGGGTGTGAGTGGATGCGAGGCAGACGACATTATTGCGTACCTTGCAAAGCGATTCCATGCTACCGAGAAGGTACTCATTTTGAGTGGAGACAAGGACTTTAGTCAACTCCACATCTTTCCTGGAGTGGCACAGTTCTCTCCCCTACAAAAGAAGTTTGTGGAAGTGGAGAATCCCAAGCAGTTCTTGATGGAGCATATCATCAAGGGCGACTCCTCTGACGGTGTTCCAAATATCCTGTCCGAAGACGATTGCTTTGTGGTGGACGGCAAGCGGCAGCACCCGCTCACAGGCAAGCGCATGAAGGAACTACTGGAGTTCATCCGCGAGTACGGTCACGTTCAAGAGAAGTATCGGATCGCGTGGAATCGCAATGAAACCCTTATTGACCTGCTGAACCTTCCCCCCAAGCAGGTAGAAAAAATTGAAGAGGAATGGAATAAGCCCTTCATTCCCTTACGTGGAAAGATTCTTGACTACATGATAGAGAACGGGCTTCGCAATCTTATGGAGGATATCGGAGACTTCTGATGAGCAACAAAGAGTGGAGAACCCAAGCAGACACCCGCGCAAAGAAAGCGTGGAAGAGTGTGGATCGCAAGCATAAGAGTGCGCGACGATCCGAAGAGAAGAAGCACCTAAAGGACATTGTGGATGACCTCAATGCAGGTCGAAAGGATACGCGTGATGACTATGGCTACGAAGACGAAGAGTGAAACCGGCATCAAGATTTCCAAGCGAACCTTGGACATCCTGAAGAATTTCTCGACCATCAACTCAGGAATTCTAGTGAACGAGGGGAATGTACTGACCACCCTTTCGTCCACGAAGAACATACTGGCTGAAGCCCATGTGGACGAAACATTCCCACGGCAGTTTGCTATTTGGGATCTGAACAAGTTCCTTGGCACGGTTAGTCTGTTCAAGGATCCTGACTTCGTCTTTGACGAGAGTTTCGTCACGGTGAAGAGCGGTGGATCCAGTGTGCGGTACTACTACTGTGCGCAGAACTTGGTGACTTCCACAAACAAGAAGATCACCATGCCCGACGCTGTGGTACAGTTCGATCTGAAGTCCAAGGACTTTTCGGACGCTGCAAAGGCAGCATCGGTTCTGCAAGTGCAGCACCTGTGTGTGCGGTCTTCGGATGACGGGGAGAAGATTGAACTGGCGGTGGTGGACAAGACCGACACCACTTCCAACTTCTATTCTATTCAAGTGGGAGACAACACTTCGGGTGCCACTTTCGAGTTCATCTTTGATGTGGAGAATCTTAAGATTCTTTCCGGAGACTACAGCGTTTCCATCTCACAGAAGATTGTGAGTTGCTTTACAAGCAAGACTGAACCACTGAAGTATTGGATTGCCCTGAACGGAGACTCCTCTTACGAGGCTTGATTGTGACTACTAATGAATTGGTGAAAGGTCTGTGGTGCGAGAAGTACCGTCCACAGAGCGTGAAGGACTGCATTCTACCATCAGAACCCGCAGACTTGTTTGCGCGTATGGTGGAGCGAGGCGAAGCACAGAACCTCCTGCTTTCGGGCGGGGCTGGTTGCGGCAAGACTTCTGTTGCAAAGGCGTTGTGCAACGATCTTGGCTGTGACTGGATCATGGTGAACTGTTCGGAAGACGGTAACATTGACACCCTACGGACACGCATTCGGCAGTTTGCGTCCACCGTTTCTCTTACGGACGGGGTGAAAAAGGTTGTCATCCTAGACGAGTTCGACTACTCTAATGCACAGTCAACGCAACCCGCTCTGCGTGGTTTCATTGAGGAGTTTGCCGCTAACTGCCGGTTCATTCTTACTTGCAACTTCAAGAACCGAGTGATTGAACCGCTCCACTCCCGCTGCACCTGCATTGACTTCCGCATTCCGCAAAAGGAGAAGCCTGGTATGGCAGTCCAGTTTCTCAAGCGGGCGTGTGAAATACTCAAGGCAGAAGGGGTGCAGTACGACGAGAAGGTTGTAGCCCAACTCATCACAAAGCACTTCCCTGACTTCCGTCGAACCCTGAACGAACTCCAACGGTATGCGGTAAACGGCAAGATTGATGTGGGTGTCCTACAAACCTTGGGAGACGTGCAGATCAAGACCCTTGTGAAAGCCATGAAGACGAAGGACTTTGGGGGCGTTCGCAAATGGGTGGTGGAGAACTTGGACAACGACAGCAGCCGCATTTTCCGCGGAGTGTACGACGGGCTGTACGAAAACCTTGAGAGTGGATCTATTCCACAAGCCATTCTTGTGCTTGCGGACTACCAGTACAAAGCCGCGTTTGTGGCAGACGCAGAGATCAACACCACCGCGTGTTTGGTGCAGTTGATGATGGAGTGCAAGTTCAAATGACCTACCAACTGACTGATTATTTGAATGCCATCAACGTGAACAAGCAGCCGCTGATGGACGAGAGTGAGCAATACGTGAAACACTCGTATCCGCCGTTCGTGGTGACCCGTTGCTTGTCGTATTTTCCGGATACTCTGTTTGTGGCTAACGAAGCAAACCGAATGGGGCACATAGACCCCAAGATGCACTTTGACTTTCTGCGTGGGGCTATTCGCCCTCGCAAGCGGTTCTCCAAGTGGCTGAAGCGTGAGCAGGAT